CGTACTGATGACAAAGGACAGGATGTTATTGCCACAAGAGAATCTATTGACGAAGCTTATAAGCAAGGTTCCATTAAACTAAAAGATGGAAAAACTGTAAAGCTTTCTAATGAAGACGCAGATAAATTAAATGGGATGATGAAAGGATTAAACTCTTCTAATCGCCGCAAAATGGAACAAACAATGATGCAATCGCAAAAAGGTTTTAACGAAATCTTATCTTTTGCTAAAACAGTAAGTTAACAGCTATTTGGGGTGAACTTTCTAAGAACTATTACGATGGCTTATAAATTATAAATAAGTTTTAAAAAAGGATATAAAAATGAAATTAATTACAGAAGTTGTGGAAGAATGCTCAGTATCCTCTGTTCTTGACGAGGCCACTGGTAAAAAATCTCACTTCATCGAAGGTATTTTCATGCAAGGGGATTTAAAGAACCGCAATGGGCGTTGGTATCCTAGTCAGGTTCTTGAAAAAGAGATGGTTCGCTATCAAAAAGATTTCATCGACACAAAACGTGCACTCGGTGAATTGGGTCACCCAGATGGCCCAACAATTAATGGCGACCGTGTTTCTCATCTCATTACTGAGATGAAAAGAGATGGTTCTAACTTTATTGGTAAAGCTAAAATCCTTAGCACTCCAATGGGTGAGATTGTTAAAACATTTATGGATGAAGGCGTAAGGATTGGCGTTTCTACACGTGGCCTTGGTTCTGTAAAACCAACTAAAGACGGCATTATGGAAGTACAAGACGATTTCCATCTTGCAACTGTTGATATTGTAACTGACCCATCTGGGCCTAATTGCTTTGTCAATGGTATCATGGAGAATATTGAATATTACTATGATATTGCTTCTAACTCTTGGTTACCAAAAGCGCAACAACAAGAAGTTGCAGAGGTTGTCGAAGAGATTCAAAAAGAAGTTAAAAGACATTATAAGCGCACAATCCATACAATCGATGAGGCATTGGCTTCAAGAATGTTTGAACGTTTTATAAATACGCTGAGAAAATAATATTATTATAAATATGATTACAAATCCACAAATAAAAAGGAGAAGCACATATGTCAGATAATACAGACACATTGGAAGAATTCAAAGCTTCCTTTGGCGATCCATCGACTGCTGCGGAACCTGTAACACCGGAAGGTGGTGCAGCAAAGCACGGTAAAGACAAAAAGAAACCTGGCGAAAAAGCCGATAAGGTTGACACAGCAACACCTGGTCAAGGTGCTGTTAAAGCAGAAGAAGTAGAAGCTGAAGAAGCAGATGAAATCATCGAGGAAGAAGTAGTTTCTATCGACGAATCTGTTGCAGCTATGTTTGAAGGCATGGACCTTTCAGAAGAATTCAAAAATAAAGTTACTGTTGTTTTTGAAGCGGCTGTTAATGAAGCAGCTACAGCAAAAGCAACTGCTATTGTTGAAGAAAAAACTGCTGAACTAGAAGCATCAATGAATGAGTCAATCGACGCATCTATTGAAACAATGGTTGAAAATCTTGACTCATATCTCGACTACGTAGTAGAAGAGTGGATGAAAGAAAACGAACTAGCAGTTGAATCTGGTATCAAAGTTGAAATGGCAGAGTCATTAATGGATGGCCTTCGTAATCTATTCGAAGAGCACAACATTGAAGTTGATGACGAAGTTGTAGACGTTGTTGCTGGTTTGGAAGAGCAAGTTAACGAACTCAAAGAAGAAGCAAATAAGCAAATCGATGAGAACCTAGCTCTTGCAAAGGAAATCGCAGCGTTTAAAGCGGCGAAAGTTTTTGATGAACTAGCAGAAGATCTCACAATGACACAACGTGAGCGTCTAAAAGTTCTTTCTGAAAAGCTTGACTTCGGCGATGTCGAAGAATATACTTCAAACCTTAACATTCTAAAAGAATCATTCTTCGCTGACGAAAAGCCAATCGTTGAAGAAAACGATGCTGAAGAAGAAGAGATCATCACAGAAGAAACAGAGGTTAAAAAACCAGCTTCTGACTATTCTTCAATCAATGCTCTCGTTGAGGCTCTTAACGCAAGAAAATAATGAAAACTAAAACTTTTATAAATAAAAACAGTAAGTCAATCACAAGGAGATAGAATTAATGTCAAACTATCAAAATCTTGTCGAAAAGTGGGGCCCAATCCTTGAGCACGAATCTTTTTCGACAATCGCGGACCAACATAAGAAAGCTGTAACAGCTACTATCTTGGAAAACACAGAAAAAGCGTTATTGGAATCTGGCGATCGTCAGCTTGCAATGAGCTCACTTCTTATGGAATCACCAGCTAACGATGCAAGTACTGGTGGTTTCGGTGCAGGTTCAACAGCAGCTGGTCCAACAGCTGGTTATGACCCAATCCTTATTTCATTAGTACGTCGCGCAATGCCAAACCTAATGGCATACGACATTGCTGGTGTTCAGCCAATGACAGGCCCAACAGGCTTGATCTTCGCAATGCGTTCACGCAAAACTTCACAAGCTGGTGCTGAAGTCTTCTACAACGAAGCAGACACAACACTTGCTGGTACAGGTGCACAAACTGGTTCAACTGGTGGTGTTTCTAATACAACACTATTCACAACTGGTACAGGTATGGACACAGGTACTGCTGAAGATCTTGGCGACGGCACAACAATGGCAGAAATGGCATTCTCAATCGAGAAAGTTGCTGTAACTGCAAAATCAAGAGCGCTAAAAGCTGAGTACACAACTGAATTGGCACAAGACCTTAAAGCAGTTCACGGTCTTGACGCTGAAACAGAGCTTGCAAACATTCTTCAATCAGAAATCTTGGTTGAAATCAACCGCGAGCTTGTTCGTACAATTTATCAAACAGCTAAACAAGGCGCAACTGGCACATCATCAGCTGGTATCTTTGACTTAGACGTCGACGCAAACGGTCGCTGGTCAGTAGAAAAATTCAAAGGCCTAATGTTCCAAGTTGAGCAAGAAGCAAACGCAATTGCAAAAGGTACACGTCGCGGTAAAGGTAACATCGTTATCTGTTCTTCAGACGTTGCTTCAGCGTTGCAGATGGCGGGTGTACTTGATTACGCTCCAGCACTTAACTCTAACAGCCTTTCAGTTGACGACACAGGCAACACATTCGCTGGTGTTCTTAACGGCCGTTATAAAGTATATGTTGACCCATATGCAGGCAGCAACTACATGGTTGTTGGCTACAAAGGTTCTTCAGCGTTTGACGCAGGTCTCTTCTACTGCCCATACGTTCCATTACAAATGGTTCGCGCAGTTGGTGAGAACAGCTTCCAGCCAAAAATCGGGTTCAAAACTCGCTACGGCATGGTTGCAAACCCATTCGCAGAAGGCACAACACAAGGTCTTGGCGCACTTACACGCGACGCAAACGAATACTATCGCAGAGTACGCGTATCTAACCTATTCTAATAATAAGAGTAAGGTTAACTTACCAATAAACTGGGGAGCTTTTAAGCTCCCCTTTTTTATTCCATTTCTAATTCGTGTTCAATAAACTCTGCTTCTACTTTGCAGTTAGGATATTTACGGTCAAGATAGAGAAGTTCTTCTGAAGTTGCATAACCAGAATATTCTTCTCCTTTATGAACAACAACTCCGGCTTCGTTAGTAACTGTAATTTTGTAAAATCTTTTCCACATTCCGTGTCTCCTTTTGATATAACCATATTATATCATATGAAAACAAATGTCAATAGTTAATTTTACTTTTTTTGTTTACTGGCGTCATTACATTCCTAACGCTTCCATATACATTTGAGTCATTGCATTTTCGTTTTCAACATCATCACGATTGCGTTTACGAATAGCAATAATTTTTTTCATTACTTTAGTATCGTACCCACGACCTTTAGCTTCAGATAAAACTTCTTTCATTTGGTCCATGATATCTGATTTTTCTTGAGCTAGGTTTTCGTAACGTTCAATAAATTGACGAAGTTCGTCGGCTGTTACTGTGTAAGTATCATTCATAATATTCTCCTATTTTTCAAAATTTAGCCAACCAGTTAAAATATATTTGTCTCGTGTTTGAGAAACAACTCCTCGATGAAAATGTGTCCACATTGAAGGCCATATAACAGTACGACCTTGAACCGCATCCAATGTTAAATTTTGGTATTGAAATTCAGTTCCCCCATCTTCTACCGTGTTAAGATATGTCATAAAAACCAAATGTCTTAAACCTCTTTCTGGCTCAGGATTACATGCAACCTCGCAATGCCATTGTTTAAACCCAGCGCCAGGAGGATACCATTGCATATTAAAAAATTCTCTAGCAGAAAATGGGACCATTGCACCAGCGTTTCTATACTTAGAAACATATTTACTTACGCAAGAGCTGATTGTTTCTTCTAAGTAATGATGTACAAATTGACCAGGCATGTTATATGAAGATAAATCTTTTGAGTCTTTAAACTCTTTATTTACATGAGATCCCTTTTCCGCATTATACATTGATCCATCTTTAGTTAAATCCGGATTGTCGTGAAAATATTTTATAAATCTTTCACATTTATTTTTAGATAATGAATAATCATAATACTCAATAAAGTTATAATTTTCCATCTTCCCTCATTTTAGCTCTAATTTTTGTAGCGCTAATATCGTGAATTTTTTGACCTAGGTCGTGTTGTGTAAAGGTATAACCCACACCCCGTCCATAGCTAATATCAACAATATTAGGTACTTCCATGATTATGTATTCGTAGCCGTCGTGATATCCTTCTTTTTCTAATGCGGCTTTCATATTATCAATAACTTGTATTACACCAAAAGGATTGTCAGTTTGAGCTGCAGTACGACCAGCACCAGCATCGCCGTCAAAGTTAAACACATCACGAATCATAATAGCAACTTGTCCGGTTTCAGATAAACAGCGCTTGAATAACTCAGTATGTCCGTCATGCCAAGGTTGCCATCGTCCTAACATTTGTGTAGTTGGTTTTTTCCAATCAAATCGTGGCTTATCATACATTATGCTTCTCCTTTAATAAGTTAGCAAATTCAATAATCTCTTCGTCTGATTGAAAACCTTGAACGTGGTAATCTACTTCATCGGGCCGTTCAAATACCTTATTAGTATCCTCATAACGTCCGGCGGTGATAGTATCCATCCAAATAGTAATGTCTGCATTAAACTGCTTACGTGTTTCGCCAGTTGGACATACAAAATCACAAATAACAGTACGTGCACGTGTTGCTTCAAAAGTAGCAATCATATTCATACGTTCGCTTTGCCTACGACGACCAGCATCGCTGAAATCCCAGTCATTAGCCATTTCGCGAACTTTATCTGCATTATACCATGCACAGTTTAAATGCACTTGTAATCGTTTTGCCAGGTGAGTTTTACCAGCACCCGGCAATCCCATAATTAAAATTTTCATTCTTCTTCATTTTCCTCTCCGTAAAAGTATGCCCATGTTTTAAGTATAGCCCATACTGTTACTAAAATCATAAAGTAAGCTGCACCTGCAAACAATTGATAACCTACGGTATACATCATGTATGCTGTAATTGCAGCTCCTAATTGTTGTACTAATTTAAGTCGTGATGGCACATCATCAAACTCTATTTCAATTTCACCAGGACTTAAGATTGTCCCGACTGCATTAATAAAATTAATCATAGACCAACAAATTAATGCAACCCCAGGAAAAAGCCAATACTCATTCTCTGTATATTGAAAAGCAAGTACACCAGAAAGGTGTACTGCTGAAACTATGAAATAACTATTTAGCATTAAAAGCCCCGAATGATTGCAAGTGGATCAATCCAAATTAAAATCATTCCTAGAATTAGTCCATAAAGGACTACTTCAATTGGCTTAAGGTTACGAATATGAGTATCAAAGTCTTTTAGTAATTTAAGCATCTGCCATCTCCAATGCTAGATCTAGTGCGTTAATATTGCGTTTGGCGTTTCCACCAAACCATACGGATGATAGGCGGCTATCGTTTGAGCGGCCTAGTTTGTGGTTAGTCATATATGTAACCGCGTTATAAGCATTCCACCATGTACCAGGTGCAAAGTGATCGCCGGGTTGATTTTCTACTAGAGCCATAGCATCTTTTGCGCGAGTGGCAAGATCTTCTTTTTCTTTAGTAGATTTGCCAAATACAACGCCAAAGAACTCTGTAAGCTTTTCGTCGGTATAACGCTTTGAGCCAAGGAACTCAGCTGCTTCTTTGAACTTCTCAACCTTGTTGTGACCAAGGCCAAGGATTTCTTTTACAGCTTCAGCATTAAACTCTGAACGGTGGCTAACACGAACAGAAGGCTGACCCTGCTCGTTAAGTGCTACAGCCAAGGTGTTATTGCAAACAACACGTTCCATAACGAACTTGATATCGATTGCTTTACCATACTGGTGGGGGTTAGAGAATAGTAGATAACCATTGACTTCGTCACCATTGAATAGTGAGAAACCATCTTTGACGTCTGCCAAAGCCCATACCAATTTGCCGTCTTTTAGAGAACCGGCTGTGTCCATAACCATGTCGCCATTAGAAACAAAGTCAGTAAAGAAATCAAATGCTTCTGAGTTTTGTACTGGGTTCCAACCAGGTCCTACTTGAGTAAGGATCTTACCGTCTGTAGAACGGACTAGAGCCTGTTGACCAGTAGAATGGTTATCACCCTTATAACGATAAAAGGTATCTACTTTTTCTACGTCCCAGTCTAGACCAGCGACTTCCATCATTTGCTGGGGTGTCATGTCATCGCTGACAGGTACGCCAAGTCCATGCCAAGGCTTACCTTGTGACTCGCGATATGCCATTTGTGCTTGACCGTTGATAATTTCCAATTCGTGTGCCATAATATAACATCCTTTGTTTGATTTGATATAATCAATATAAACTGATTCTATTCATATGTACATAGTAAAAATGATTTTTAATGAATTGTTTCACTAATTTCTAATCCATCAATCATATCAAAGGTGAATAGTTCATAACCCGATTTTAATAAATCTACCAAGTCAACGTACTTATCTTTTGAGTCAACCTGGCCAACAAAGATGTTAGGACGGTCACTCAAAAAAGTTCTGATATAAAGCATTGCATCTTTTTTGCTTTCAAAAGAAAAAGCTTTTGTGAGTTGGAAAAAATTTGTAGCAGACCATAGAGGAACTGTGGTCCCCATAGGGCCATACATTTTAGTCTTATGTGTTCCTAAAAATACCCCAGCTTCTGGGTCTAATATTACGTACCTCATACGTTTATTTATGCTGCTTTACCTTTATAACCTTCCCACCAAATAGGAGCGGGGCGCCCTTTTTCCCATTTGGCGAAAGACTTTGCTACGTGGTAATAATTGCGGTATGCCTGGACAGCATCACCTTTTACAATACACTCAGGATAATGGTTCATTGCCTGAGCAAACTCTGTTAGTCCAATATCTGGTATATTCTGTGGAGGGCTAGATAAAATGTCTTTAAGCTTATCATATGTCATATGTTGCTTATTAAACCGCACTAGAAATTCACTACAGAGTGCTAGTAGGTGGTCGTAGTGCCACATATAGTTATCCTTGGATTCCATTGTCCATTTAGTACATGGATGGCCGTGGTGAACAGCCTTGTAAAGAACTTCTTCCATATTAGAATTGGGATGGACATAATAATTTACAAGGCGTTTACCGGACTTTGATGGCCGTTTTTCTAACTTACCATCGAGCATACGATGGGCTGTCGAGAGCATTTGGCCTGCCTCGACAATCATCTTTGGAATGTGCTTGTCACACATCATTTGAGCAGAAGTTACAGGACTTTCGTCAAGTACGAATATGTTCATGTGCTAGGGTATCCTCAATATTACCGGTAGTAGACCATCCAATTAAAGCTCTTTTTTCAAACAAACCATTTTCTGGAAAATTACAGCTAGAGTGGAAAGAATGGCGGGACATGGCTAAAAGGTTTCCTTTTTTCCAATGAAACTGAGTATCAATAGAAAAGAGATCTATGATTTCTCTTTTTTCATGAGTAAAATGCTTTTCGTACATTTCATCATCTATTTCATATACTGGCTGATGGCCTGTACGTTTAGCCCACACACCCGGTGCTTTAACAAAATCACTCCATTCATTGAAAACAAAAGTATGGGCATCATAGTCATCCAATGGAATTAAAAAAGTCCAAGCATAATCTTGATCTTCGTGTATTCTTGTAGCTTCTGGATCTAGCTCATCATAGGAGTCACTATGAACACCATAAGGTTTAAATGCATTTAGTATGTGCCAATTCCAACATTGGATTTCTTGTCCAAAGCGCTCTCTAATTTTAGCATTACAATAGTCATTAAGCCAGTTACCCATACTTGGGCCTGGATACCAGTAATGAGAACGGGCTGGGACACTTTTTCGCTCGGTTGAATCACTCATGTAAACACCATGTGATTCAACTTGAATATCGACGTCAGAAAATTCTCTAAATCTTTTTTCTACTTCAAAAATTTCGTCGTCACTGAAAAAATTTTCAATGACTTGAGCCTTTGGATTAAATATTGTCATAGAACCTCTCTTTTAAAATAATTATTCATTGTGTTGCGATACCATGCATAATTAGCGTCGCGAAGAATTGCAACTGGAGCACTGTCTTTAAGTGCTGCAAAATAAGTTGAAGGAGAATGATTAGCAATCAATTCTTTTAAAAATTTGGCTTTAGTGATAGGACCGCGATGCTTAAAGCGAGCAACAAATTTGCGATCTGAACCATAAGTTAGATACATGCCGTCATAGTTAAATTCAGATTTGATAAACTTTTCCATACTTTCCTCCATTGGATATATATACAGTATAAACTGATTCTAAGGGGATGTCAACCCCCTTATGCCATTTCCACATCAAAAAAGGAAAATTAATACAGAAACAACTATCATTCCAATAATAATCATAGGACATGCAATACTTGTGTTATTTCCTTCGATTGGTGGAAATTGTTCAAAGTCGTTCATACAACCCCCTTATGCCATTTCCACATCAATAAAGTATAATCCTTCTTCGTCAATTTCTTCATCGTCGAGATATAGATCGTCAGATAAGAAATTACGGCAGTTAACATAAGATCCTTCAAAGGTAATATTTGGGTTTCCACCACCAGGACCAATTGCAGTGAAATCAACCATTTTTAAGTTGTGTTTCTCAAGAAGTTCTAAGAATTCCCCAAGGTTGCAATCGTGTGCGATGTCAACGTTGATTTTAGCCATGATATAGTTTCCTTTTTATTTTGTATATTATCAATCTATACTGATTCTATATCAATGTACATAGTTAAAATGATTTATTCGTAAATTTCTGCGTATTTTTTTCTTACAGCTTTATAGTGCGCTAAGTACTCATATGTTGGTACTTTAAACACCTGGGGTTCATGGTCATCAACCGCTATTAGGATTACACCTTGTTTAATTGGAATACCAGTTTGTTCGTAAAAAGCAGCCGCATAGAATGAAGCCTGGATAAAATAATTTAAAATCCATTCTTCCTCTTTTGGCTTACGTGAAGTTTTAAAATCAACTACTGATAACTCACCGTCCCATTCTGCAATACAATCAACTTGCCCACCAGCTTTTAAACGATCGCTGTAGAGAAATTCTTCTTGGAAATAAACATTATCTAAGTGTTTATCCAAAAGTGGTTTAATCGTGTTAAACGTAAACAAATTGGAAGGAACATGTTTACCTTTCCAATCTTCGAGGTTATCAATGTAATCTTCACAGAGTTTATGAACTGCGGTACCGCGATTAGCAGCCTGGGTTGAGATACGATTAGCTTCTTCTTCGCCAACCCGTTCTCTCCATTTTTGAATACTATCACCTTTCATTACTCCCAAAATTGTAGTAATGGATGGGTAAGCGTTTCCTTCTGGTGTGAAATATTTTCGGCCACTCGTTGTTGTTTGACGAGTGATCTGCGGGAGTACGATCCCGTGGTCTACATGATTAAACATAATATAAATTTATCCGCCTATTAAAACTTTAGATGATCCTGATGTTATTGTGTGGTCAAATGAATGGTCCTTATTAAAGGTATCGCCAATTCTTCCTGCGTTTTCTCCTTCAAAAAATACTTTTGAAGAATATGTATCAAGTGCAGGTGTGTGATTTTGCGCAGCAGCAACGCAAGGCTCGCCATCTGGGTGGGCCGCCATTACATCGTCTTTAACTACTGGAAATCTATTCTCGTCAATTTTTACCTTTGTAATGGTAGCAGCACCCGTAGCCGACGTAGGTTTTGCAGCATCCCAATACCACTTAATTGCGGTTCCTTCGGAATCTTCTTCACACACGGTTCCTTTTTTACCGTCCGTTATAGTTACGACACTATTGCCGCCTGCGTATGCTGCTCCTGGCATTTTATGCTGCCTCCAATACATTTTCCTTTGCCATTATATATTCTTTTACCAAACCTGAGCGAACGATATCATCCACCGTAAAATTAACTACATCAAATGATGGTATTGCTCTTAAGACTTTGATAAAATTGCATAGGCCAGAAATATCTGCCCTATTTCTAGATTGTTGTAGATCGTCTTGCTTTGTATCACCACAGAAGATAATCTTTGACGACTCTCCCACTCGTGTGATAATACTATCAAGTTCATGGTACGTCATAGATTGACATTCGTCAACAATAATTATTGAATTATCAAATGTTAATCCGCGGACGAAGGAAGAACTCATAAACGTGAGCATTCCTTTTTGTTTAAGAACTTGATAGGCGTCTCCTCTGCTAAATAAATCGTTGACAATATCGGTATATGGTTGTTCAAATACCGCCTCTTTTTGAGTCTTTGATCCTGGCATGAATCCTTGCTCGCGTGTCTGAACTGCAGATCTAATTATGACGACCTTCTCATACTCTCCTTTCTGTAGTACATCATTGAGCGCCAAGTATGTAGCGCACATTGTTTTTCCTGTACCTGCTGTTCCGATGGCCGCGAGATTGTATCCTTCGTGATATGACTCAAAGAGATCTGATTGCGATGGAGTCAGTGGGTTGATCTTTCGCATTGAAAACTTTTGGTTTAAAATGCCAACCATATGGTCCATTTCTCTTTGTTGACGACGTTTTTCCTTACGGGATAGTCTACGCTGTTTTGCTGCCATGAAACCTCCTATGACTCCTAACGGAGTTAGAAGTCGTTGATTGTGTTTTTAACTGATCTCGAACCAGGGTGATGGTTCTTGACCTCTCTCAAAACATCACGAAATCCGTCATCGGGCTTTTTAATCCCAAGACGTACCGGGTCACCGATTCCCGGAGCTTTTTTAAAGGTTTGTTTTATGTGGGGGTTATCCAGTAAGTATGACTCTCGTTCAGACATACTTAGTATTTTCTCAAATTCTTCGTTTGTTTCAGTGTTTCTAAAACTATAAGTGGGCATTCAATCTCCGTACTAAAAAGGGGCTGCCACCATAGGAGCCCCATCATGTTTCATAATATATCTACCTATGTTAGTGATATTTATAATAAAAGTGCCTGTTAAACAACCAATTCATAAATTTCTTTCCAATTTTTTACATTGGTAACGAATGGATGTTCAAATCCTTGGTTGTGGTTATGCTCAATAAGCATTGAATTCAAACCAAGGTCAGCACCAACAACAGCGTTTTCGGGTTTATCTTCAACCCACAAACATCCGGTGTCAGCATATGGTTTCAAAGCTTCGTCTTTGTCACCGCCACATTCTAGGCAGATAACTTCCTCAAAGACTTTTTTACCAAAAATAGCTTCAAGGTTTTTCTTCCGAAGTTTACCAGCATAAATGTCGGTGGATAGAGATGTAATACAATGGAAAATATATCCGTGATCTTCGTGAAGTTTCTTAACGTACTTAACAGCATCACGGAAAGGTGTTAGCCAACCAATGGCAGCTGAACAGTTAAAGTATTCGCACATTTTTTTAGCTTCATCATGTGACATGTCGAAGGTTTTACCCATATCATATTCATCATATGTTTTTGGATGATGACCACGAGCTGCCATCCATTTGTAAAATGAATATTGCCAGTCCAAAAGGACGCCATCACAATCGACGAGTATAAGTTTTTCATTTAGTTTCATAATATATCCTTTATTTGATTCTATTATATACTAATATAGAATCAGAGGAATGTCAACCATCATCTTTCTCAAAACGGGAATATTTTTCATTTTGTTTCATTTTTCTCGTATCGCGACGTTTTTTCATTTTCTTTTCTTTATTACGAGAGTGTCTGTCTTCATTGTCTCCCCACTCGTCGTCTTGCCAACGATCTTCGCGATATTGCTTGAAACTTTTTGCCATCTTTCTACTCTTTGATTAGTCCAGGGAATGCTCTGTTTACTGTTTTCTTTTGTAAGCCTTTAAAGGGCTTTTGTTGAATGCTATAGTTTGCTAACATATCAGCATCATCATTATCTATATCTTGCAATAATTGGATAAAAAGCGCTTCACGTTTTGATTGATTCATATTATCATAGCCGCCGCCTTTAATAAAAATTTTCAAACGTCGAGCTTCAGTATAAAGCAGTTGCTTGGCCTGATCTTCAAATTCATTCTTTTTCCAAGGAGGGGCTGTATTAGGTAAAAGCCATTCAACCCTCTCTTTATCATATGTGGCTTGTAAAACCATTTTTAATGGCATAGAATCATTCTCTTTAAGCCATTCTACTTTTTCGTCGGCTGTATTAAACTCAGCACACTTTGCAATAATTTCACTAATTGATAGTTTCATTTAAAAGTCCTGTATATCGGTAATGAGATTTTTAAGTTTCTTTTGAACAAAGAAATTAAATAAATGCTCACGACCAATTCCTTTATCTGGTTCATATTCACTTAGAATTTTGTCTTGATAATTCTGAGGAATTTGTGTCAAGTCAATCAACATCTTATTACGATGGTAACGGCGAAGAGTTTCTTCATCCATAGCATCCGTTCCTGCAGAATACATTTCAAGACGCTTTTTAGTCATAGCTTTTTGGCGTTGCCCAACGGCCAAACAATTATCAGCCGACAGAATATTTGGAACGCCGTCTCCGGTGTCACCCTTTAGAACATGCTCAACTAAATATTGCTCAGGGTTGTCATTGCGAATCCAACGTTTACGCACTGGATCATATTGATCTACATTTGCATATTTATGTAATTGAATATAATCTTTGTCACCAGATAGCACCAAAAAGCGTTCGCCGCCAGTATTGAGTTCGGTGCCATGTTCTTTAATAATGGTGCCAATAATATCGTCGGCTTCACAATGTTCCATATGAATTACTTTGTATGGAAACACTTCCTTAAGTTCATCACGAATTGTATTCATAATGTTAAAGAGATTATTCCAGTTAATCTCTGATTCCTCGCGTGACTTTTTGCGATTAGCTTTATAATAAGGAAATGCTTCACGGCGCCAGGTATTTTTACCATCAGCACAGATCACAAGTTCACCGTAATCTTTATGAAACTTTTTACGATTTAGTCTAAGGGAGTTTAAGAACATATGACGAATTAGATTTTCGTCAATGTCTACATTGTGGTGGTTACCGATACTTGCAAATAGCGAAGCAAGGATAACCTGGTTGTAGTCTACTAGTATTGCCATAATTTATCTCGTGTTACAGTTTAATTTACAATTTCTATTCTAATCCATTTCTTCATCAATGTCAACCATTTTTTCTTCAAAAGATGCAATATTGTCTTGGATGTCTAAAGAATCTTTAGCAAATTCCTGTAAGGGATGATGTATCCCTTGAGATTGTAGGTGAAGAGACCTAATAGCCTCTAGAACTAATACCATGGATGGAAAGTAAGTTTCCATATCTTTACTGAAATCACAACCCGATCTAATAAGTTCACCTAAAACATTACGCCAAATAAACTCAGCAACCTCTTCACTGTAAAGTGATTTAAACTCTTTTAATTGAAATTCGAGTTCTTCTTTAGATTGCGGTGGCGCGTCTACTTTAACTTTTGGAAATTGGATTACATTATCAGTCATCTAAAATTTTTAAAAGTCTATTCCATGCGCCGGCATAGGCATCAATACCGTGACGGCCCAAGGATAAACGATCTCCTGTTGTCATGCCTTTAATAAAGTTTGGATCTGCTACTTGCGTATCTAAAATTTGTCTTGTAAGATTATAGGCTAATTGCGCGTGTTCTTGCAGATTTTCTGTATAGTCATACATTACGGTAGCATTTGCGCTTGTTTCTGAAAGAGCTCCAAAGTTTGGATGGATACATAGTACGCCAGAACGAATTGCTTCAATCATTGCAATACAAGATGTTTCTTTCCAAATGCTTGGGAACAAGAAAATATGAGCTTTATCTAGGGCATCCATAATATCTGCGTTTGGCTTTACACCATGATAAGTCATTTTTGGATGCGATCTTGCTACATTAAATAGTCCTTCATAAGGAGCGTCTCGTTGTTCCCATCCATAAATTCCAAATGAAGAATAAATGTCTAAATGGATGTTATTATAATTTTCTGTTAATTTATCAAAAATTGGAATAAGTAATTCCAAACCGCGATGTGGTGTGGTGTGATAAATGAAGCGAATTGTGTCGTACTCTTTTTTAGGCAATTGATAAGGTTTTTCAATTGCATTAGGAATTACGGTACACTTAGAATATGGCATTCCAAAATGCATAATATATTGGTCTCTCTGCCACGCTGACACAAATACAAAATGGTCAAATTTGAGCCATCCGCTATTTGCTAAAATTTGATTTTCTGGATCTTCTGCTAAGTCGTGCGCGTAAAGAATATTTTTTACATCATTAGGAATTTCTCTAGGACGAGAAAAATGGATCGCGAAATTTTGCAATGGGCGTGAGGCTACATTTTCAAGTAGCCTTGTTCTCATTTGTTCTGTTCCGCCTTGAGATTTTCCTGACACTTCACTTTCAACAACTTGACCTTTATAGATCATACTCATAATATATCTCCTAGCCTAATAGCCTTTCATATCCATATAAACTATCATATTTAAAATCTCTAAACTTTCCGTTTTCAAGATCATAAACACTGAGTGTATCTGGGGTTGAATCTTTCAACCTATGCACTCCCATTTTTTCTTCTGGGATGATGCTCGTGTCTCTTGTAGCATGAATGAAGCGTGCTGTCCCATCCTTTTTGTGAAGAGTTAAAATCCATTTACCCTCAGTAAGAATGTTTAGCATATCGTTTCTTTTCCAAGGTCTTTTAATTACTGCCATTTTTATTTTCCTATTTTAATACAAAAGCTCGTTTTTGAATATCCTTATAAGAACCACCACGCAAATCGCTCATACGTACTTTAATAAAAGGCTTATTTGTTTCATTCTTATTAGGGTTTTCAATAGTAAGCTTTGGATTACTACCTTTCATGTACGCCTTTTGTTTATTTAACAGTTTCTGTGCAGGTGTAATACCAACACCTGATGTTTTCATAGAAGAACGCCGTTCGCCACCCGACACGGCTCCACTAGATTTACCACCTTTTTTCTTACCCATAATATTATTCCTTATTCCAAATTAATTAATTCTAGATCCCTTAAAGATTTATAACATAATGTTGTCAGTTCTTCAGTTGGATCGAGTCTTATATAAGATATTAACCTATCTATATATTGTAATTCTTTATCATGATTAGATGCCACGCTCATTGATTCAAAAAATGTTTCAATATCATATGGATTTTCTAAGAACAGCTTGGGTTTAGTATTTTTTTCTTTATTATTATGCTTCTGCTCTGACATTTCCCTCTTTCGAATAGATTTTTTCTAAAATATCATAAAAATCCTCGATCGTTCCATTATTGTGGATCCTATAAGTTCTTACATTAAACTTTTTAGGTAAAATGTATTTTGATTGAATTTCTGTTTTGTGATTATTTACATATTCAGAAACAATGTTTCCGTCGAAATATCGTCTTGAGTCGGAGGAGTAATCGCAACCTTCTCGTGTTAATTGAACGAGGATAAAGTTTTCAGATCCAACTTTATTTATAACGGGTACGAGTTCGTCAATAAAGCCGCCGTCTGAGATGGCATAATCTACACCATCTTTAATCTCATTAGCAACCTGCATACCAAAATAGTCCAAACCCTTTTTAGGCTTAATAACTTTTTCTGATACGTAAATCATAGCCTCACGTCTAGACATGTGACCGAGAAGTGCAGAGGGAATTTCTTTTACAGCTCGGTCTTTATAACCCTCCATAAACCAATTATAGTTTACGTCAAAATATCTACAAGTTTCTTTGTATAACTGATATTTGAACGACAGATGCTTGAAGCCTTTGTCTTTATAATAGTCTGCCGCGGCATCTTTACCAGAGCCGGGAGGTCCATTAAAAAGTATAATCATTAAAACTGATCCTCGACTATTTTAAGAATTTCTTTGGAAAATGCATTTTTCCATTCTTGAGGCGTGATACCTGACAGAATAAACTCACGATCTTCATCAGTAAGGTAAGGCATAAGTTCTTGAATGCTGCCATAGCCAGCTTCAAATTCAGCATAGTCTTTAGGATTTACAGGAATATCCTTTGAGCGTTCTACTCCACTAAAAGCACTTTTTCGTTTAATAATCATGAACATCTCCATCAATTGATTCTATTCTAATATAATACATCAAGTGTCATTTGTACATAGTTATTTGAGATGTTTGCTGTGTATTTTGCAGCCAATAAATTCATTATAATATTCGTCTTTTAAAAGCACCTCTCTGTCAAACTGCTCTTTTGCTTCTAGGTAACTCATCATTCCTTTAGAGTTACACAAATGCAATATTTCTCTTTTAAAATTATCACGCCCATTGGACTCGACTAAAGATTTCACTTCTTCTGACGAACCAAAGTAATCCTGCCAATCAGACTCAGATATTTTGGTTCGTTTACGTGTCTTACCTTTTAAGGGTTTCAATCGTCTTTTAGATAGGAAATTCTTTTTTCCAACATACTTTTTTCCGTTGGATAGATCTGTAATTAAATATACAAATCCAATATGTTCACCAATCATTTCACTGGTGAACTCTTTATCATTATAAAACCACATAATAACTCCATGCTAATAGAGTTATTTATTTACCGTGTTCAAGGTCCTCAATACGACGAGTTAGATCACGAATTGTTTCCAAAATATCAATCCCATCTGGATCATCTCTATCGCTGATAATAACACGACCTTCTTCAATGAGCTTAACATTTGCGCCATTGAGACCAGGTAAATTCTTTTCTTCAGTCATTACTAATTTCCTCTTCGTCCGTTTTAATATACATTATAAGTTGCGTATCATCATTTTTAAGATCAAACTCAATGTCCTTGACATTATGACTTAAATAAATGCGCTGTCCGTTTTTATATATAACGAGACTCTTAATTAGTTCCCAATCCATTTACCACTCCGGAGCTGAATAATCTTTATGTAATTTATATGCCGCTATTCCATCCAATCCGTAAGTTGGACAAACGTGAATATACTCAGGCAAACCTAAATCATCTTTATCACCGGCTTCACCACAAATAAAATATGCACCAGTTTTTTCAGGTGAACTGTGTTTCCAAATTTTTAAAAGCTTTTGGTAAAGCTGATATTCATTATCACTAATTTCAACCATCATCTTCTTCCCAATATCTACAATAAAAGTGTTTGCCGTATAGGTCAATCTCGTGCTGAGGATAACCTTCGCTCAACAGCCAAGGAAGGATACTTTCATCTTCACCAACTTCTTCTGGAATAGGCTTAGGAAAGCCGTATTTCCAACCAGAAGGTGGATCACACATCATTACTTTAGCCATTAGTTCCTCCGCATTTGTGCTGCATCAACCATAGCCTTCTTATTATCTTTACGAACAGGCATAAGGTTAGATTTGTGAGTTGTAACAATACCAGCAATTTCATTACCGGTATAAGACATTGATTCTTTCGCAGTACCATTACCGGCAATACGATCAGACGTCATACGAGGACCGGTTTTATAGTCAGGCATTTCATAACGATAATCTTGTTTTTTACCAGTAACACCCATACGTTTTAGAAACTCTTCATGGTCAGCCTGAGCTTGTTTCCAACCTGGCCGCCGCTTGACTTTTGATTTACCGTGTATTTGAACACCACGAATCATATGCATACTCATAATTAAGCCTCCTTATAGTATTCATCAAATACACCATACAAACGCAGTTTAACGTTTTTAATATGGCTACATGCTTTACGAGGATTCCTTTTACAGGTACAAGAGAAGCCTTCTGGATGCATGGTAACTACACCCTTAGAGTAAGTCCACTCTGTACCAATTAAAAAGTGTTTAGACGTGTCGATTAGACTTGCAGGAAATATTTTCATAATATAAATCTATACTGATTCTACAGTATTGTCAACAACCTATTTCTATTGTTTGAAGCCTTGATAATTACGATCAATTGTAACTGTTTCAATTTCAAATGGCTTGTCGAGTTTAGCATTTAAATCTTCAATCATTTTAAGAAGATTTTCAATCTTGCTTTCAAGGCTACCAAGACGATCTGCGTGTTTATGCAAACGCATTTCTAAATCTCTTGTGTCAGTCATATTGCGCCATCTCCATAATTTCGAGTGTTTTGAATTTCTTCAGCCAATTGGTTATATCCACCAACATATTTACTATGCCAAAATATTTGCGGAATTTGTTTAACTTCATGACCAAGGCGTTCTTCTAACTCTTCACGAGCACCTTCGTCACGTTGTATATCTTTATAGGTATAAGCCAGGCTGTAACGTTCGGCCAGCTTTTTAGCACGTAAACAAAACCCACAGGTCTGTGTACCATAAATTTCTATCATTATTGTATCCTTTGCATACTTTCAAAAACTGTTTTCACGGTTTCTGGAGTTCCAAAATCAACCCGCCAAATAATATTATAAGAACCTTTTCGACGAGTCTCAAATGATCTACTAAACCATCCACTGATTTTATTTTCTTTAATCATATATTCGTCTGTTACTGGAACCCAATCTGGATCCAGACAGTCAATAATATTATTTAGTTGTTTTTCACTATAATCTTCTAACAATTTATGAGGCCTCCACCAACTCTCTTTGCATTTCAATAATTTGAGCCATCTCAATGCGCTCAGCATTTTCTTCCTGCGTTTCAGCTACAAACAAAACTTCTTCTTTCAGACGCTGAAGATCGTATCCAAATGTATCAGCGCGGCGAAGAAGATTACGGAGTTGTTTAGCGAATTCATATTGTTCAATCATTATTAAGCCTCCACAGTTACATGAACATCACGACGGCTATCGCCATCAACAATAAAGCCAGGTGAGCAAGGGCAAGAACAGCCGGCGTACTGGCTCCAACGAACCTTGGTGTCAGCAGGCAGACCCATTGCCTCTAGTACACCAGGAATAACTTCTTTTTTGTAAACGGTGTGCTCACGACGCTTGCGGTTCATAAGGTTCTCCATGATGGACTCACCTTGTGGCCAAACATAGATGCGAGTTTGCTTAGAGTAATCTCTCCAGCTGGCAACTGTTTCGCGGTTATTGATTTCAATGTTAGAAGTTTTGATAGTCATGTTAGTTTCCTTTTTTACCTTATAGAATCAGTATAAACTATTTGGGCAGCAATGTACACCCATTAAGCCGCCATTTTTGGATTAAAACTAAAAAGTGTAAACCCATTAGGAGCAACTACAATGCAGTTACCTTCTTCATCTACAATTACGTCACCAACTGAGATTGAGTGCATACGCTCCAAACGTTCAATTTGATCTTCAGGACCAATATTACCAACTTGGAAAACTTCTTTTGGAGAGGAAGCCTCGATGTTTGCTACGTGAGTATAGTAACCCTTTTCAATGAAAGCATCGTAGGCCAAGCCACCAATTTTGTGGCCAGCAAAATCAAATTCCATATCAATTTTTGCTTTTTTCTTAGGAACTGAGTTGAAATCTTGAGTTGTGTTGATAAGATCAACTTCAGCATCTGTAAGGCGGATTTGATAAATTGCGTATTTCATGTTTATTCCTCCATTTGTTGATTCTAATCTATACTGATTCTATACAAATGTACATAGTAAAAATGAATTATTTACGCAGTTCTTCCAAACCTCCTTTTACTCTTTCTGGGTAATCTCCCAAATAACTGCCCGCGGCTAAATCTACAGTTGTGATAAGATGTTTATGAAAATGCTCTATTTCTTCCCAAACATCAAGCATTCTTTTTGCTAAATTATCAAAATAAGCATCAGACAAAATAGGATCATCTTCTTTATAGTAAGCATAAGCTGCCATTAAATACCAAGGCACCATCATATTTTTATTACTAGAAATAATTTCTTCAGCTTTATCGTCCAATATCAAGGAAATACGCTCCGTCTGTTTGTTCAAAGGATTCTCTAAATTCTTGTACCATTAAAGGAGTCATTTGTATTACATGAAAACGGTTTTCTTGTTCAACCCATTGTCTAATATAAGCTATATCATCATATATGTATACCTCAACATCTTCTAGCTTACCAGTATCATCTAAAAAATGTAAAGCGGTTTCGTCCCAATCCATCTCTATTGTAAACATCTAATAATTCTCTCATTTATCATTATATACTCCACATGTAATCTTACATTGTCTATGCGGATTACTTAACCAGGACTTTGGTAGTGTTTTTGTAAACCACTCATGCGTTAAAATTTCTTCAATGTTTTTATTGTTAATATTAAGATCATCCATATTATCGATATACGCATCAAGTAAAGGATGGTCATCCATTTTTAATATTGCCCGTTCTCGACCAGTGAGTTTTGTTTCAATATCTTCACGTGTAACATGCCGTTTAAATGCAGGATTAGCCAAATAACAACAAGGCCAAACTTGACCGTCGGGATTAACTAAAAACTTATTTTTTTCTGCCCATTCGCATACAATTTTAACCATGGTTATTTAATCTATTCCTATTTTTACCGGCCTCTTTCCACCATTTATGATCTCGCAAACGGGCAATCGTTTCAGGATTGACACCCTCGTGGTTTTTATTAACAGCTTCTTCTAATGTTTGTTTATTTCCTTGCTCATCTAAAAACTCAAATACCGGGCCGTCAAAAAATCTATTTGAATATTGAACTATAACGTTGCGCATGCCTAATTTATTAAGACACATATCTGTGATTTCTTCAACATAATCTTCATTATGTTTAAAGACAATAATATGACCTTCAGCTTCACCACCCGCACTAGTAAATTCCCTAGCGTTCTCGCATAGCTTATTAAAGTCTACATTGCGTCTATATTTTGAGTGCATTTCTTGGTTGATTCCTTCAACATCAAAAATCACTCTAATTCTATCTTCGTAGCCCAATACTCCTAATGTAAACCACCAATTTTTATCTCTCACACCTCCATTGGTATTAATCTGAATCTTACAATCACTATTATGAATAATATAACTGCATATTTCGTAGATATCTTTTACCATAATAGGGTCGCCCCAAGTGCCACAGATTTCAAACTGCTCAATTATTTTCATACTACTGGGAGGATATGCTTTTTTAAACTGTTCTAGATTCCACTGAACTAGCGGCAACCATTTGGCTTTACCTAAACCATTAGGATCATTTCTATGACATTGAGGGCATCTTGCATTACAATATGTTGTAAGATCTAACCAAGCAGTCAAACCATTAAGTTCGTATAATGGTTTAATCTGACTATCAATAGTTTCTTTAGCAAGCATCTAGCAACCTATATTGTCTACGCTGAGAGGATCTTCGTCATTTTCCATATAGCCTACTGTTTCGCGAATAATATCATTGTGATTAAATTCAGCCCAGTAAAGCTCATATGCAATACCAGATTGTACGCATTCAAATTGATGGTAAACACCCGGCTTGACTTTCATATATTGCCCAGGACCAAGTATTGTTTCATCTACTAAATTATAATCATTTTGCCAAACACGAATTTTCATAATCCCTTCTTCAACAAAGAAACCATTCCATTTATATTCATGTTTGTGTTTTGAACAGACGCCACCTTCTTGCATCTCAATGCGATGGAATTCTAAAACTCCATTGGCTTCAATCTCTTCGGTAGTTCCCCACACCTTACCTGCAATCATTTATTCATCTCCACCATTAAATAATCCAATCCATATTCATGATATCAGGCATTTCTTCTACTACCTCTGCTTTGCCTTGAGACTTTTCACAAAGGTTAGTAAGTACACCGACATTATGAACTGAAGAAACACCATAGCCTTTTTTATGACACTGGTAAACAGATCCTGTGGAGCCTGAGAAGTAATAATAGTTATCATCTTCAGTAACAGAAGTGATACCAGAATTAAGTCTCCAGCTATCACCATCTAGATATCCACCACCCCAAGAACCGAACACCCGATAATGAGGATCGGTTCCGCTGATCTTTACGAGTTCCCATTGGTCTGGTGTGTATTGTCTCATTTATTCATCTCCACCATTAAAACACCTGCAAACACTAAAAAAATTACAATCCATAGGATACTAATTACTTCGGTCATTTTAAAATCCCTTTATGGTTTTATTAATCCAATAAATCTGTCTTACCGTCTCAGCAAAATCATCTAAATGCAACATGTTAGGCCCATCAGATGGAGCGTCATCTGGGTTTGTATGCACTTCTAGAAAAAAGTTTTCAACGCCCACAGCAGCACCGGCACGGGCAAGACCAGGGACATAAGCCCTATTGCCACCGCTAGAGTGACCTTGTCCTCCAGGTTCCTGGACTGCGTGTGTGCAGTCAAGTACCAAAGGTGCGCTAAAATTATCAAGCATATACTGGATACCAGCATAATCAACAACAAGTGTATTGTAACCAAAACACGTACCTCTCTCTGTAATCCATACTTCTTTTGCGTCTGCACATTTACTTAGGACGCCTCTAACATCCCAAGGTGCTAGAAATTGTCCCTTTTTAATATTTACAATTTTATCAGTTTCGCAGGCTTTTTTGATAAGATCTGTTTGGCGGCATAGGAATGCAGGTATTTGAATTACATCAACACCTTCCTCATGATAATACATAATGTCATCTACTTGCCAAGGATCGTGCACGTCAGTTAACATAAGACAGCCAACATCGTCTTTAATACGATGAAAATCATTAAGAGTTTTATCCATACCAACACCACGAAATCCATTGACGTGAGTACGATTTGCTTTATCATAACTTGCTTTAAAAATATATTCAATTTCGTATAAATCACAAACGCGTTTACATTCTTTAGCAATAATTAGTGATTGTTCAAACGACTCGTGTTGGCAAGGGCCAGCAATAATTCTCATGCGATTTCCTTTAAGAGTTCCCAGGTATGTTGCCAATCTCTAACATGATGGTTAATTCCTCTCGTGTTAACTTCGGCTAAAGGATAATCGTTTCCGCCCTCTTCCATTTTGTCACCAAAGAACATAATATCATCATAAGGTCTGAACTCTTTAATAATTTGAGATTTATCACAACCAATTGGATAAATGTCTAATCCTGTTTCGCCACCGACTTTTGCAGTAAGCCCCATAGACTCAGAACCAAAAACATAATTAAATTGTCTTGCAATATCTTCACGTTCTTTATTTACCTTATCATAGTGAACATATGCGTTGCGTTCTTGTTGATTAGCATTTCGACCAACAATACTGAAGTTTACACAACCAGGACGTTCCTCAATATGATTTCCTGTTCTCAGTGAGAATGGACTATTAATAAGAGTTGTTTCTAACCATTTACGAGCTTCGTCTGGTAATTTCCACTCGTTACTATGGATATTTTTACCTTCCATCCAAACGTCATTGCCGCTACAATTATAAACTCTTTTTACAGTTTCGCAAATCTCTTGGCCGAGTTGCTCAACAGTTTTTGGATAATCACTACCCGTCACCAAGAAAACAGGTTCCTCTTGACAAAACTTATAAAACCATTTTCCAAACTCTGGATCTATTTTGCCGCGACTTGGAGTCAGAGTACCATCTACGTCAAAAACAAATCTAAACACTTATTCTACCTTTGTTCGAGTTGAAGGATGAGCACCAAAATCTCGTTCATAAACCGTGCTACCAACACGTTCATAAATTTTCTTTTTACCACTTTTAGCAAGTTCGCTAAAGCGATCTGCAATCATACGCATTTGCGGACCTGATAAATTGCTTGTTCCAAATTGCTCTGCCGTACGAGCAATCTCGTGCAATTTAATTACAATTTCGTCATCTGTCATTGGTTCCATAGGGTCTTTCCTGTTAACTGCTTCATAACTTGGGTAGCCTTTTTCATATACAGGTTCTCTCATTTCTTTTCCCTCTCTGCAACTCTTTTTCTTAAATCACTGGATGAGAAGCGGTGATCGCGTTTGTTGAAATATAGCTGGATACCCCGCTTCTTGCAAATATCCTTGCCCGTAAAATCCTTTTCTTTATATTCGTCTCCAAGGACCCTAACGTCAATATGATACATTGCTAGTATATCACATAAATCATCTTCTGTCAAATAAGGAATGATCTCATCGACATATGAAACTGCTTTTAACTGAGTATAGCGCTCAACAACCGTCTGGATTGGAGCATTCTTTTCTTTACGATCTAGAGCTGGATTAATTTGCAATCCACAAATTAGATAATCACATTGTTCTTTTGCTTCGCGCAACATTTGAATATGCCCAGCATGCAATAAATCAAAAGCGCTGCAAGTAAATCCTACTTTCATTTTGAAAAATCCCTATCTAAATCTATAAGCCCGTATTCAATATCACGAGCTAATGCCTTTATATCGTCTACCATATACTGACATCTTTCTTTGTCGTACCAACCTTGGACGCGATAACGTTCACGGTGGAGTTCAATACATTTGTCATGCATAACTTTAATTTTACTATATAGTTCTTCTACGCTATGTGACATCATTTATTTCCCATTTGTGAATATATTCGAGCTTTTGCTCTTTTGGCCACTTCGCCAAATAATCATTATCACGATCAAACAATTGTAGTACACGTTCTTCGTCAAGAATAAATGTATCAACAATTTGCTCGCCAAGCCAATCTTGACTAAACTCTTTTACTTCTTCCGCTACAACAGAATCTTGTGCCCATTCAATTTGCGTCTTAGGACTATTTGTAATATCAATGTCTGTATTCATTTCTTGCAATTTACTCACTGGAACACAATAACGAATACGGTGTGTTGACGTCGTTGTTACTACTACATATCGTTCGTCTGACATTTATTTCTCCCTATAGAAAATATGTGCACCAATTTGTGTAATTCTATCCAAGCTCGGAGCCCAGTATGGATCTACATATGTTGCATGGTAATGAGTTGCTCCTTCAGTAATCCCACGATACATTTGGAACAAATACATATCACGGGCAAATTTACGTGAGCGTTCCCAAGCATTTTCGTCTTTAGGTGTATCTGACTTGCCGTCACAGTACCAACTAAACTGACAAGAACGATTACCTTTTTTATAGCCTTGGTGAACCACTTCACAAATAGTATTAGGATATCTAGAACTTTCAACTCGATTTAACACAACGTCAGAAACAGCATGTGCATCTGCTAAGCTCATTGCGCGGGTTTCATGATAGACGTTTAGTGCTAAACATTCCAGCTCGTTTACGTGAAACTCTTTTTGTCCTAGATACATTCCTGCCGATGATGCACTAGCAACTACAATTAACCCCGCTGAAACAACGGTTAATAGTTTTTTCATTATATTTCGCCTCATATCTTTCATGATTCTACTCTAACATATTTTAAGGCTACTGTCAACCATTATTTTTGATTTGCGTTAAAACATTTTTAAGGCGCCAAACGATGCCACTTTTCAGAGCGTCTTCAGACCAGTAGCTTTCATCTGATGTTAAATCATCTAGTGCACTTAAAAGCATAGAGCGATCATTTCTTAAAATTTCAATCTCTCTACGTTGATCGATATTTTCTTTATGGTAACTTTGCACCTCAGTTTGAAGGTGCCTTATTCCCATTCCATTATTATTTCTTTTAGCCATACTTTTTTAAAAATTGATAATCACTTTTATAATAATTTTTAACCAATTCATATTGATCTTTGGTTAAATCGTCTTCAGTAATTTCTTTTTTAGTTACATTGAACTTACCGTTAATACCAAAGAATTGATTAATTTGGTAACGTCGTAGTACTTTAAATTCATTAAAGTTTTTAGTATCAACAAAGGTTGACTGGGGATGGAAATGATGAACTTGGTGTTGTGACTCGATTAGGTGTAAATTTTCAAAGAATATTTTAATCCTGTCTGCCTTTGAGCAGTTTTCTATACTAACCCCAGCTGTTTGAAAAATATCTCCGCCATAGTGATAATATCTTTGGCCTGGCGTTAAATAAGCATTAATGCAAGAAATAAATCTTATAATAGGATCGCTAATTATAACGATTGGCTTTTTTCCATACCACTCTTTATACTCGGGTGTGTCGCGAAAAACTTGTTTGCGTTTTGGAAATGATTCTTTTACAGTAACAGAACAGCTGCGTGGAATTTCAAACCAAACTTCTTGGCCATTTAAATCATACATTAGTGGCCATTTAAGTGAGTTACACCAAAAACATTCACATTTATTAAACATTATTTAAACCAGCCGAGCTTTTCTCCTGCGTCAATACGACGTTGTGCTTCTTCTTTTGAACCTGGGAATCTCCATGCCCATATAACAATCAAAGCAAATAGAATGAATAAGTATAATGTTGCTTTTGGATTGCCTGTTCCAAACCACATAAAGGCTAGCGATGTTGACATAACAGCCATCATAATATACTTACCTTTTTGTGGATATACCTTATACGTTTGCCATTCAGTAATAAAAGGGCCAAACAATTTGTGGTTCATAATCCAATTATGAAACTTTTCACTTGACTTAGCAAAGCAGAATGCTGCGCCAAGGATTGGAGTACTCCAAGGAATACCTGGAAGAATTACTCCTAGATATGCAATACCCAAGCATAAAATCCCTAATGTAAACCAAAATGCTTTTTTCAATTTAGTCATCTTACTTTCTCTCTTCCATAATGTTTTGCCGAAAAACGCGGCTTCAAGTTGATTCATGTAATATCTCTTTCAGTGCTGTTACCAACTCAACCATCATCACATCTGTGTGGAAAGGAGTTGGCGCAATTCTTAATCTCTCAGTTCCAACATCGACAGTAGGTGAATTAATCGGCTGGATATAAATTCCAAATTCTGTGAGTAAGCGATCACTAGCTGCTTTACACTTAAATGCGTCTCCAACCATTACGGGGACTATGTGTGTACAAGCGTTTGGGTGAACTGGAATATTAGCTTCTGCTAATAGCTGTTTTAATTTGGTCGCACGTTCTTGATGTCGTTCACGGGCGGAAGTATGGTCACGGAGATATTTGATTGAGGCGAGCGCTCCGGCGCAGACTGCGGGCGAGATACTTGTTGTAAAGATGAACCCAGCAGCCACGGACCGAATACTATCAACAATGATACTATTACCAGCAATATAACCGCCTTGGACGCCAAAGGCTTTTCCCAATGTTCCATTAATGATATCTACCCTGTCTGATACACCTAGCTTTTCGCAATAACCAGCACCAGTTTCTCCATAAAGACCAACAGCATGAACTTCATCAATATATGTGATTGCGTTATATTTATCAGCTAGATCAAGTATCTCTTCAATTTTTCCTACATCACCATCCATAGAATAAACTGACTCAAAAACAATACAAGGAACTTGCTGATTTTCAACAGCCATAACTAAAGCTTCTTCGAGATCCTCCATATCATTATGACGAAACAGAATTTTATCAGCACGACTATGTTTAATTCCCATAATAAGAGAATTATGATTTTTAGTATCCGAAATAAAACAAATATTTGGAATAATACGACTCAGCGCGATAAGTGTCCATTCATTAGCAACGTATGCACTAGTGAATAATAAAGCATCTTGTTTTTTATGAAGGATTGCAAGCTCGCGTTCTAGTGTTACATGATAATGGGATGTGCCTCCGATGTTGCGAGTGCCACCAGATCCCGCGCCAGTTTGGTCTAATGCGGTATGCATTGAGTCAATAACATGTTGGTTTTGACCCATACCAAGATAATCATTAGAACACCAGTTTACAATATTTTTAGGTGCATATTTACCATACCAGATCGAGCGAGGAAAATGGCCGCGCTCTCTCAAAATATCATTAAAGACTCGATATCTGCCATCGTCTTTATAATCTTTTAATACTTTTTCAAAATAATATAAATGCTTCATATCACGCTTCGCAGGCTGCACACCCTTCTGCCATAACACGCTTACGAGTCAAAGATTGCGCCGCAGACATTGAATAGCTGTAATACAAACTTTTTATACCCATTTCCCACGCATATAGATAAAGCTGGTTAATTTCTTTAACTGACATGTCAGGATCTAACATAAGGTTTAAACTCTGAGATTGATCGATATATTGCTGACGAATAGCAGCTTGATCAATAATTCTTTCAGGGTTAATTTCAGAGAATGTTTTAAATACTGCTCTTTCATCCTCAGTTAAAATATCAAGATGTTGTACTGAGCCATCAGCATTACGTATTGACTCCCATACTTCGTCTTTATCCTCACCTTTTTCTTTTAGCAGTTTTTCAAGGTATGGATTTTTAATTGTTACTTTCATTTTGGCAAGGTCTTTAACATAACAGTTAGAGAACTCTGGCTCAATAGATTGTGATACTTGGCCAAGAATAAAGCTTGACGATTTGGTTGGAGCAATAGCCATTGTTGTAGTATTGCGCATTCCGTAACCTTCAAGTACTGCTGGTTCGCCAAACTTTTTAGCCAATTCACGAGATGCAGCGTGTGATCTTTCACGCAAAGTTTGTGCAATTTCATGGTTCAGTTGAGCAGCTTCACTTGACTCAAATGCAATCATTTTGGACTGTAGATATGAGTGCCAACCAAGAATACCAGCACCAAGTGCGCGGTGGTTCATAGCAAAATCACGAGCACGTTTCATATAAATCTGACCTTCTGTTTTACGAATAAACTCTTCACAAACAGTATCAAGGAATTTAGTCATAGTCTCAATAGCATCAGTTTCTTTAATCTCATCCCAATGCAGCACATTAATTGATGATAGAACACAAGTGAATGTTTCTTCATGGGATGATGGTAGTGCAATCTCAGCACACATATTAGATGCATGAACTCGCATATCTTTGTCTTTATAGACTTGAGGGCGACCATTGTTAACATTATCAGAGAATAGGATATATGGAAAACCAACCTCAGAACGACGTTGTAGTACCTTTGCCCATAATGCACGCTTTTGACTATCCCCAGCTTTCATATCTTCAATGAACTGGTCAGATACTGTAATGCCAGTTGTTAGTCCTTGGATAGGATTGCCTTCTGTAGCAATATCCAAAAACTCGTCAGCATCTGGATGTTCAATATTTTGATAGGCTGCAAAGAAACCACGGCGGACGGAACCTTGTGACACAACAGATGCAAGAGTATCAAATAACTGCATAAAGTGAACTGAACCCGATGACTCGCCTGCGTCTTGAATAGGAGCGCCGCGCCCACGAATTGCGCCAAAATATCCCGATGTACCACCACCATTTTTCATTAGCATGCCATTCTCGGCGTGGCTAAACATAATAGCTTGCATACTGTCGTCAATATATGAACCAAAACAAGATACAGGCAAACCACGTTTCTTGCCGTAGTTTGCCCATACCGGAGAAGCTAGAGAATAAAATCCTCTTGCCATATAATCTACAAACTTGTCTGCAAAGCCTTCCTCATGAAGATATTCTTCTGCTTTTTCTGCGATATCGCGAATGCGCTGCTCAGGAGTCTCGCCTTCAGCCAAATAACCGCGAGACAAAAAAGTGCGCGAATCTTCGTTTAACCAATAATATTTTTCCATTTCTTTTCCTTAAAATAAATCGTCTTCGGTGAATGCTTTTGTCTTTTTAGAATATGCAGTTGAGCGTTTAACAAAGAAGTCAATATTCTTTGTGCTCAAAATTTCTTCAATAAACCAATCAGTTGTTTTCACAACATTTCGGTCTACCTCATATAAAGGCTTCATATCAATAGCCTGTAAAGACTGGTTGAAACGATGTTTAAGGAATTCTTTTACTGTTGCTTTTGGGAGGAAATCTAAATCAGAGTCTCCGTAAATCCAATCAACAATTGCGGACTCTGCTTTAAATGCTTCACGGCATAGTCTATTCACTTCATTAATACTATCTTTATCAAACCAATCAGGGTTTTCTTCTTTAATAATATTCACTAATTCAAATCCAAAACGGGCGTGAATATCTTCTTCTTTTGACGTAGCTTCAACAGCGTTTGAGATACCTTTTAATAGGTTCTTGTGCTTATTAAAGGACATCATAATTAGGAACTGTGAGAACAAAGATACGTTCTCAACAAACATAGAGAAAAGAATAATTTTATGGAAATAGTCTTTATCATCTACTGGCTGAGCAATTGACTGTTCAAGGTAAGCAATTCGCTTTTTCATTGCAGGAACTTCAACTACTTTTTCAAACTCATTATTGAGTCCCATAATCTCAATAAGGTTAGAATAAGCATCTGCATGACGAACTTCAGACTCGCCAAAGGTTACACCAACTGCTTGCACTTCTGGCTTTGGAAACTTGTCACCAATTTTAGCCCAGAATGTTTTTACCGCTACCTCAATTTGAGAAATAGCCAACATTGCTTTTTTCACAATATCAACTTCATCAGGCGTCATACGAACTTTCATATCTTGAATATCAGCTGAATAATTAAACTCCGTATGTACCCAATATGAGTGACGAATAGCATCGGTAAATTCTACCAATTGTGGATACTCATATGGCTTAAGATTTGTACGTTTACGGAAAATATTTGGCTGATTATTATAACGAAATAGGATATAGTCGCGTGCTAAGTCGTGTAGTCCCATGTCCATGATTACGTTCTCCACTGTTCTATGTACTGTATCTACATCAACAATGGCATCCTCTGAATCAGTATTTAGTATTTCAGTTGCCTCCAAAGCAACTTCACCCGGAAGTAATTTACTTCTCATCCCAATAGATCTCATAGCTTTTGCAACTGCGCTGCTAATCTTATTTTCATCAAAGGGTTCAGTTTGTCCATTACGTTTAGTCACGTAATGTACTGTTTTTAAAATTTCCGGGGGAGTTGATTGGAGCATCATGGGACCTCTCTCTAGAGTGAAAGTTTTTGGGCCACCCAAATGGCAGCCTTTATTGTTATTATGTATGGATTATTGAAATTATTTATTTGCATCTTAGGATTTCAAAAATTAAAAACAAAATTTATTTAGTTATAACGTTAGATACGCCAGGATATATCTGAGCAATGGCATCAGCAATCGCAACCGCTAGTTCCATGTGCTCAAGTTGAGTACCATTAGCAGAACGTAACTCAATATAATGAATCCAGCTACGAATAGTACCATTGACATAAAGTCGGGAGACAGTATTACCTTCCGGTAGTACTGCTCGAGCCTGTTCTTTAGCGATACCGTTTTCGATGGCCCAGTTATAGGCTTGTTTTGCTGCATTAATAACCCCTTGCTGATAACCTTCCCATTGTTGTTGAAGTTCTTTATCATCGACACTAATACTGTTCTGACGATTTTTTGGATCTTGCATCCGAGCGTCACGAATTACAAAATTGTCATCAAGATCACGGATGTCAGCATACCGCTGAGAAAACTCTTGGAACGAGAAGGAGCGGTGTCGGAGGAGCTGTCGGGCAATATCTCTTGTGGTGTCGACTTCGAGGCAGGCGCTTGCCATTTCGAATGGGCTCCAGTGTTTGTGCTTGATGAGATAGTCAAGTAACTTTGCCGTTGTCTTGGTGTTAGCTTGGTTTGATGGATTGGAGACACGGGCGCAATACGCGATGAGGTCCTGGATGTTATCCAATCCCGAGTAAGCAAGTTCTCCTGCGTGGATCCGACCCACGGGTTGGGAATATGAGATGAGACGTGCATGCAATGTATTTTTCTCCTTAAACTTTTCGCCACTCGGCAAATTTCAATTCAGCTTGTAAGCCTTGATAAGTATTTTCTTCAATAATTTTTTCTGGGTTTAATCCTGACAAATACATTTCATTAATGTCTTTTCCAGGAAGTTCAGAAGGCCATATACATATCTTATAACCATTCTTAATAACTTTTTCCATACGTTTATGGATTTCTTTGTTTCGAGGCTCAGCGTCAAAAACAAAGATTGCATTTTCCGGTTGTTCTACTCCTTTTGTATTACCTTCAGCACCAGCCATCGCAACAGCGTTTTCAAGGAACATACTGTCAATAGCACCTTCTGTAATATAATAAGGTTGGCTGAAATCTACTTTATCTAAACCAAAAATCTTTGGTCTTTCTTCAAACATTATAGTTATATATCTAATTCCTTTGGGATCAAATCCACGAGCAGATACGCCAAAGCAATTTCTATTACTATCTATAAAAGGAATGATAAGTCTTGGCTCATCTTTGCCTACATTTTCAAACTTTCCAGGTAATACACTATTAATCCAAGTTTTAAAATGCCTAGCATAATATAAACGATAATGATGTTGAGTCGGTATTTTTCTTTGTTGAATATATTTTTTAACTGGATGGTCATGTTTTAATTGACTAACCTTTTTAATCTTTTTTAATGGGCAACTCTTATTAAACTTTGGTGTTTCTGTTTTAAATAATGAGTCGTCGGTTTTAGTTTCTTTAGGTTCGTTGTTAGCTTTGTTTATAAACTTTTCAGATACATAATCATTATATATTAGCTGATCGACACCCTTTAGAAAGAACGAGAAACCTTGAGACGTGCCACAATTATGGCAATAATATGAAAATTTATTATCACGTTCTAGTAACCATCCACGTGCCTTACTGCGGGATTTTTGAGAATCACCACATACAGGACACCTGAAATTAATTTTGTAGGGATTTGTGTTTTTTATTCTAAAATTGTCAAGTCTGCCCGAAAGCATCTGAGCATATTTTAGATCTGTAAAGTCTACCATTTATCACCGAGTTCATGTAAAATATAGATTATATTATAATAGGATCTGGTCCAATGTCAACCATTATTATAGTTCCTTTTGGTAGTCAATATAAACTATTTAAGAACGAATGTCAACCATTATTGTAATACTCCCGACCAATTTATTTGCATAGCAAGAAATATCATAATTGCGCCTAGACCCATCATATACCATTTCCAATTCTCTAGTATCTTAATACGTTCGTCGAGCTTTGTCAACCTTGAATCTAGGGCTCCATTCATTTTATGTAATTCTGTCATAATTTCGGCATTTCTTTCAGCACGATTTTTTCTGCTATCTTCTGCTAAACGCGCGTGATCTTCTTTTGATGAAATACGATATTGTTCTAAGCGGTCGGCCATAATCGCTGAACGTGAAATATCGTCTTCACGGTGCTCTGTTATGTCTGTCTGAAGATTTTTTAATATCTCTTCATGCACAGCAACTTGCTTTGATAAATCAGCCATCACTTCGAGCGATTTATCTACTTTGGAAAAAATTTTATTAATTTGATTTATATCGCGTTTAATGACTGCTAAATCAGTCTTAAAATCTTCATCCATTATAGCTCTTATCCTGTTATCTTTATTGAATTATATTTATTCAGTAGAAGGACTTGGAGCCGCCGGTTCATCTGGCGATAATGCTTCCTCATAATATGCTATAATGGCTTGTTGGTCTTTAATATATCTTCGAAGTTCAGCAATACCAATTGCAAGGTTTTCATAACCTTTTGGTGTAATAGCAAAAATAACTACATTACCAGTTGAGCCCTCGATCTCTTTAATTTTTTCTTCGAGATTATCTTCAGTTATGACAAACCAAGGGACTGGATTCCATTCAACACCTTTAGGGTGTTCTTGAATAGGAATGTTCTGCTCTTGATATTCAGTTGTTACTACTACTTCCGGTTCCGGCGTTCTCATCCCGCACGCCGTCAGTAGCGTCGTCAGCGATAGGATTAGGATTAGTTTCATCGGCAATCCAGCCAATAAGTCTGTCCACCGCTCTGTTAACCCTATCTTCAAGTCCTTGTGCATCGGTTAATGCCTCCATAGTTAAATCGATTTTTGCAAATGCGCCTCTCAATTTATCTAGATGTTCTTGAGACTGTTGCAATCGTTTGGTTAAATCTCTATTTAACTCTTCATTTTTCTTTTGGTCAGCTGCCATTTTTTCGACAGTTGCTTGTAAAGTTTCTGCAGCGTCTTTTAACTTAATATTATTTTCACGCAAAGTAGCGATAGTTGCTTCCGACCATTCGTAATACGATTTAGCCGCGTAACCACCGCCACCTAAAATGCCTAATATGATAATAATAAGATATAATTTAGCCACAGTTAGTCAAGGACTTAATCTTCGTCCTCGTCCTCATCTTCGTCATCATCATCGTCATCGTCTTGATCTTCGTCATCCTCATCTTCATCTTCGTCTGATTCTTCCGCGATCATGGCTTCGTATTTTGCTTCAATGGCTGCAAGTACTCTTGCTTCCATTTCTTCCTTAAATGCTTCTTTCATGTTAAGAGGATTTCCTTCGACTGCCTCTTTAATAATTTTTTCTAATGACATAATAGTCTCCTTGTTAAGTTCTATTGTCTATTTATACTATCCGAGTATTTTAGCTTGAGTCTCAGCGTCTGCGATACCAGTAACAGGCATTCCAGCACGTCTTTGAAAGTTTTGTACAGCAACTTGTGTTGCAAAACTAAATCCATCTTCGACAACGCCCAATGCTTGTTGAATTGCTGCCACGTCAGGACCGGTAGATCCTCTTTTCAATACTCTTGATGTAGTAGCTTTTGGCACAGGCGCGGCTTTAGGTTTTGGAGCAGGTTTTGGTGCTGGCGCTGGTTCTTCCGCGGCCATTGCTGCCATTGCTGCTTCAATTTTGCCATTTTGAATATCGTCGTGAATTGCTTCATCAATAGCATCTGGTTTTTCAAGTTTATCAGCTAATTTATCAACTGCTTTAGCAACTCTCTTTTTAATTCTGCCTTTAGCCATAATTTGTCTCCTTAAAGTCTATTACCTATAATATTTCTCAAATTTTTCTTTTTAGATTTGTTCTTTGATGTCCATCGCTTTTGAGCAGCTTGCGATATTCCAGAACCATCCATACCCGCAATGTTTCCAGAACCTACATTGTTTGCTGGTTCTTCTTCCAACTTAGGTTTTGTATTAACTTTGTTTGTTACGGGCTTTTTCTCATCTTTTGACATAGATCCAGATTTGACAACTCCAGATTTTTTAATCTTATTAATTAGTGCCATATTGCGCATGTTCATGGCTTCTTCACTTAGACCATGCTTATTCATAATCCAATCTTTTGCATTAGCTTTACCGTACTCAGTGGTTTCCCACTCCCAGCTGTTTCTACGCTTATCCCAAACCATAACTTTCCACTCGCCTTTATGACGTTCATTATGGTCTAGTGATTTTTCTATTTGATATTTTTTGCCACCGATAGTAGCTTGTATTTCGCCATTTGGTCCAGCTTTTTTCCAGCGGACACGAGCTTCTTCAAGATCATCTGCCTCGGCGGCGTCTTCTTTCATGTTTTGTAATTGAGTGCGAAGATTAATTTTACCTTGCATATCAAGATCTGGGTGATGCTGTTTAATTTTTTTAGATAAAGTATTTGCAGTTCTTGTAACAGCTCTCCTAGTAGAGGTCGTACCGTACTCTCCATCTCTATGTTCGGCATTTCGAGAATTCTTATAAGCTTTTATTACGGCTGGATGAATGTTTTGGTTGACGTTCTCAGCTAACGTGTTATAATAATCATATCGATTATAAAAATTATTAGCGATTGCTTCTAAATCCTCATCAGACATACTTTCTGTTAAGGTAGATCCTTCGGTAAAAGCTTTATGTTCTTTAATTAAATATAGTGCTGCAGCGTATGAAGCTATTCTAGAAGAACCACCAGGAACTTTTCCTAGCAATTTTTTAATGTTTGCTACAAGTATATCAAATCTTCCCCAAGCATCCTCTTGTTTTTTCATAGTAAAATTCTTACGTTTAATAAGAACTTTACCCTTTTCATCGATAATGCCTAGCTTATAAGCTTCCCATTTATCGAATGGAGTAGCAAGTCTACGTACAAATTGATATACTAAAAATAGATCGACAATCACGACCACGTTCCTCTAAGTTTTGCTTCTACAAAATTATCAGCTATTATATTACCTTTAGGTATAGCTGCATTTTCATATTCAATTAACTCTGGCATGAAGTTTAAATATTCTACAAATGGTTTTAAACAATCATGGTACTCTTTTAATTTTAAAAATAGCATATTTGATGCTTCAGGTCCAAAAACATTATAAATCACAATTAAGTGGTTTAGAATCAACCTTTCTTTCAGATCTCCGTCTTGTTTATACCTAACAAACAATTTACGAACATACTGAAATCTTTTTAGGTCATCCTCAAATTCAGATATGTCAGAACACTGAGGATTTTCATAATTTTTAGCCGCATACAACAGAAAAGTTGATTCTGTCAATTTCATTATATATTAACCAGAAATTAGCTGTCTGCTGCGATAGCGTCGTCTGCTTGGTCACCAGCATCTGTTGCTGAAACCTTCATTACAACTAGAGGCTCTACGATATGGCGTGTACGGCCGTCTGCAGTAGTATATGTGTTGTATAGGTTCCAACCTGGTGTTTTAACTCCGCGTGCACGGTTTGCTGCAACACCTGCTTCTGTAACGTCAACAAAGACAGCGTTATCCGCGTCATGTGATTTGTTTGTGTTTGCCGCCGCTGTTTCCAAATATTTTGGAATGGAACCAGATGCGTCTGTTTTTCCCCAAAGTGCCATTTGTTATCTCCTTAGTTTGGGTTTGTTTATTATGGATTTGATGCGGCCGCTTGTCGTGCGGCTTGAAGCCTAGCTTGTGCTTTTCTAATACGTTCGCGATCTTTATTTTTCTTTTCAGCTCTGTCTGCTTTTTTCTCAGCAGCGTCAGCCCGACCCGCGGTAGTTCCGTATCTTCTTATTCCTTTGGCTGCTAATTTGGCAGCACCAACAACGCCTTTACCAGCAAGTTTAGCTGCTCCGCCAATAATCTTACCGATAAGCTCGTTCAATTCTTCCTCTGTCAAAGTATCAATGTCAATATTATTTTCTAACAAATACTGTTCAATTAAATCATATTGTTGTTCTTCTGACATATCTAATGATTCTTCTTTTTTCATCATTTTGCGCGTATATAAATGTGCACCGCGCTCACGACGGCGAAGTCTGTCATCAGCCTTATTAATTGCTTCAACATCTTTTTTAGCACCTTCAGGATTTCCGCGAACAATGTTAGCAGCTCTAGAATTTTGAGCTCTATCCTTTTGGTACTTCGCGTTTTCTTTGTCCTTAATAGCTTTATTAGCATAGTTTGCTAATTTTTCTTTAGAACTTTCCATGTATTGTTTAAACGAATGCATTATTATACCCGTATCTTAATTGATTTATTGTGATATTTATTAGTTATCTACTTTAGCACCTGCGCGCCATTGATAACACGACCAATATTTTGCTTTCCACTTTGGACCAGGATTGTCGCATCCGTGGCGAGCTCTGAAACTTCTGCGGCGGGCAGGATCGTCTCTTTTAATTTCCATATTTGGATCACCAAAACGAACTACAACAACATTGCCTTTATCATTTTTTACATAAACTTTAAATTTTTTACCTGGGTGCTCAGAAGTACGAATAGGATCGTTAAGTTTAACTTTCTTACCTTCGTATTCGGACTCTTCTACAATAAGATCTTCGTAAAGGTTGCACTCTTCGCAGATATCATCAATGCGTTCTTCTGTGTATCTAGTAAAAGTTTTCATTTTATTTCTCTGGGTGATTCTTAGCAATATGGGCTTGAATTTCTTTACGAACTTCACCATATGTTTTAGCTTTACCATTCTTATGATTTAAAAGATATGACATAGTTCTACCAGTTTTTCTATGCACAACATCGCCATCATCAATATATGCACCTTTCATGTGTTTCTTTTCATGATCGGTCATACCTTTTTTAAGCTTAGACAATGCTCCTCGGTTGCTGTGGCGCATCTGCCACATGCGGCGATCTTTACCATCGAATTCTTTCCATCCAGGTCTATGTGGTTCTTTTTCTAACACGGTATGATCGTCGCTTTCACTCATTGCTTCCAGCGTTTCTAAAAATGATTCTTTTACTAATTTTTTAATATCTGACATGTTTGTTATCCTCCGAATTCATGTCCTGCTACTCTGCGCATTTGTTTATTAAATTCTGCTTGTGAAGGTTTTTCTTTATAAAGCTTAATTGAGATCTCAGGACGATCTTTACCTTTGATACGCCAATTGTGACCTTTTGCTTTATGCTCAGGTTTTGTAGTTTTTACCACGCGTCTTTTATATCCAGCTTCCCATGTTTCAGAGCCTTCATCTAGAGTGCCTTCTTCTAAAAAATGTTTAAAACTAATCATTTCATCAGACCTTTTATTGTTTTTAATGCCTTCTTACCATCAGGATGGTTTGGATTAATACTTACCTCATCTCCATTTACGAAATCAGATATATTAGCAGACTTTCCTAAAGCTGTAATCGCTTTGTGTAATGGATCTTTCGGATCATACATTGTTTCAAACCCAGGCTTACCTCTAAGTTCAACCCAAGTCTTATTGCCCTTTTCCCACATTTTTAAAACGTCTTGCGTTTTTCCGCGTATAAGTTTTAACTTAATACCTTCTGAGATATATTGTTTAAATCTAATCATCTTTATTCTCTGGCTTAGGCTTTGGTTTAGCTTTTTTAGCTAATGCCTCTTTAATAGCTTCTTCTAATGATTTTTTAGCCATTATTTTACTAGCCTTTTTGCAATTTTTTCACCAGTTTTATTAGCAGCTTTTTTAGCCTTCATTAAACCTTTTACAGTTTTATATGCACCTTTAGCAACATGTTTAGCACCTTGTGCGATAACAGGAGCAGCTATTGCTGCCCCTACTATCTCTGGGGGGATATTTTCTTTTATATGTTGTTTAAAGCTTTTCATATTTAACCTTTTTTATTATGGTGCATATTTAATAACCAATGAGCTAAATGTTTAGCACCTTTACTGGAATTTTTATCAGATCTTACTTTTTCCAACTCCGATTTCGTAGCATCTTTTGGAATACCATGTCTGTTTATTTCTTCCATGTATTGTTTAAAACTAAGCATTAGGTGTGTCTTTTTTAAACTTTTTTACCAACTCGTCAGTTCCTTCGTCACCTGCCCCATGTTCTTCTTTGTTTAAGCGCTCGCGATCATTTAAACGCTTTTTTAACGCTTCTAATTCTTTTTTGGTTTTATCGGCTTTCATCGCTTTTGATATATTACTAACGCCGGACTTTGTTAAGTCTTTTAATGACATTGACAGTTCATCGATCTCCGTTTCTTCGTTACGCTCAGCACTCAACTTAGCGGCAACGGCCATTTTACGGCGTTCATCTTTTGATTTGCCTTTAAATTGAGGTGCGTCTGATTTATAAAAATCTTTTACCCAAGTACCCATATCATCCGATGCTTTAAGCTTTTCATCTAAAAATGCTTCAAATCTGCTATCAAGAGATTCTTTCATGTGTTTCTGCATTACTGAAAGAATTTTCTCACGAGGTTCTGTATCTAACTCATCAACAAACTTATCAAGCTGTCTCTTTTGATTTTTCTTCATCATCATAACTGCTTTCATAAAGTCGTTTTTATCAATGCCACCATTCTTACGAGCATAGGCCTCAAGCTCTTTTGCGGCAGACATCATATTACCTTCTTCGAGTTCAACTTGTTCTTTAAGTTTTTGAGACATTTTTACTGCACGGTTGATTGTACTACGATCAGCTTCACGCCCATATTTTTTAATTTCGTTATGAGCGTCATGATGCGCATCTGCAGCATTTTCGTGATCCTGTTGTTTTCTCTCTGCATGTTCTGCTTTTTTATCGTCGCCATTATCGTAGTGTGTGTCAATCTGATGCTGTAGTTGATTAGACATTTTAGCATGATACTCTTTTTTCTTTCTGTGATAATCAGCAGTACCAACTTCTTCATTAATACCTTTATTTAAAGGAGAACCATCAGTAAATTTTGAACGATGTGTAAGGTCTTTCTCTTTTAAACCAGCATCTTTTAGAGCAGATTTAACTGTCATACCCGAACCGATAATTTTATCATCTTTAACTACGTAGTGTGGAAATGATTTGTTTGATCCTCGATATGCATACCAAACAGTAAAGTCTTTACCTTTTGCAATTTGCTTATACTCACCAGCAGTACCTTTAGAATCTTTCATTGTTTTTGACCAAGGTTGTTTAGCAGCTGCGTGATACGGTTTTAGAATACCTTCTTCAAGAGATTCACCGCGCAACTGAGCAAGTGAACGCTGAGTAGAAGTCATTTGACGAACAGGCTTCTTGCGACCTGTTGGTGTACGACCCATTGCTGCGTCATGTTTACGGTTTCTTTCACGTTCTTGCTTTAACCAATCATCTTTCATCTTAGGTGCGCCTTTGCGCTTAGCTTCGCCAATATCTAACGTTGCTGGATAATCTTTATCACCTGGCTTTGCTGGTGCTTCACCGCGCTTGCGCTTTTGATGAATGTTATACCATAAACCTTTTTTAGCAGTTCGGCCATCTTTGGTTTTGTGAGTATCTTTCGCTTCAATAAATTTTTTAAAACTATCCATGTTAGCCTCTTCTAAGAATACTAGATAATGATCTTTGTGTTTTTGTTTCTGTTATATTTTCGCAAGTACATGGCTCGCAGTTACATTTACCGCATACCCATTCCTCAGCAAAATTTTCTGTTGTTTCCATTAATTCAACAATATTTTCTATATCAAATTCTTCCAAATCTTCTCCAAACATTGCTAGTTTTTTAAAGAATTTAAACCTTGCATCAAATTTTGGTTTATTGTCTTTATCCATAAGCATATGCGGCCTAGATAAAATACGAGTATCTTTTTGTGATGCTTCAGATAAAAAGTCACTGAATTTTAAAATCTCTTCAGATTCTTTTTTAACAGTCATAAATCTGTCTCTGTCAGCTCTTTTAACATGAATTAATTGTTTTTGAGCTATTCTTTCAATTCTGCTTCTAGAAATTTTTGCAATACGCTTATCAATAATCTCTTTTTCAGCTGGACTTAGATCCGAATATCTCTTATGCTTTGAGTATTTTTGTTTTAAAAGAGCAAGCGCTCTTTTACGTGCTCTTTTTCTTAAAACGGGCATTGTAGCTCTTCTGCGAGCAGCTCTTTCACGACCTAATTTAATTTTAGCACGAGCTCGTTTCATTGCTAGTGCTTTTTTAATACGGCCTCTTCTAGATAGAACTTCGTCTAATATTTCTACTTCCTCTGTCATACCCATACCTTTTCTTACTGCGGCTGCAATCTCTTCAGCATCGCCTTTAAGTCTTTTTGGAAGATTTGCTGTAAACTTTTTCATATCAGTTGCTGCATATCCACGCATTTTAGTACCTGAAATTCCCGATACATCATCTGATTCTTCATCTCTTTGACCTGCTGAGACTACTTTAATTTCATCAAACTTGTATTCTTTCCCATTATATTTTTGAAGCGTATTACTAAATTCATCTACTCTATCAGAACCAGCAACTAATACAACTTTATTGTATTTTTTATTAAGCTGAGCCATAAGATCAAAGATTGTTTTAGCATTAGACTTTTTAACAACTGGTCCGAATGCCTTTTGAGCTAACCTAATTTTATCTGTATATGTTAAAGGATTCTTTTTATTATCAAACGAATGAGTAAGATAAATTTCAGGAACGCCCTTTTCTGATTTTGCTACAGAAACAACTTTCTTAACTAGCTTTTCGTGACCCGAGGTTATAGGATTCATACGACCCCATGCCACTACAGCCGTTCCGGTCTTTGCTGCTTCTTCTATCGTAGGCTCAGTTTCAATATACTTTGAAGGATCGTGTTCCTTAAAGCCCTTAAGTTTTTTCTTTTTACTGGTTTCCATTTTAGCTCCAAAAGCCCATTTATTGAGATATTTATAAGACCTTGTATCCCAATTCCTCAATTAAATCACGGCCGATAATTTGGTTAACAAGGTTGATGATATTAGGACCAATCTGCTCTGGTACGCCATTAAGGTAATATTCTTTTTTCGCTTGAGTAAATGGTGCAGATGAACCAACGTGATTTGCCCAATTTAAATCAGATAATTCAAATCTATCCCATCCAAACTTTTCTGCGCATTCGTTAAAAATAGGAATTCTATTGTCATGCGGTAGCAAATCTTCGAACTTAATAAGAACGGTTGTATCTTTGTTATTTTTATAATATGGAATCCAGTTATCAAACCAAACTTTATAAACTCTCAAGAGTTGATCGATATAAACCGACCCATTATCGTGTTCATCGGTTCTCCAAAAATGATTTTCAAAATATAAGTCACCATAGGTTTTTTGCCAGTTTCCTTGAGCACAACCTTTGCGATAAACCATTGACTCTACCCACAGATATGGATTTTTATAAACTAAAACTGTAGGATAGCCTTGCTCAAATTTATCAGGAACCCAAATGCAATGTTTCCACGTCAAAACTTCAGGAGATGGTGGAGTAACCCCCGATTGTTTAATATTAATGAGATCATTTCTTTTAGCCATTTTCCAGTTATCTCTGATAACTCTTTCAATTATAGTTGTACCAGTTCTTTGCAAGCCAAACAGATAATAACTATAGTAGGTTCCATCCCTCCATGTCATATCAAATTTGCCATTATTAACTATCATATCAGTATTCATATTAAGCCCTCTTATAATTCTCTTCAAATGAGTCTAAAAATTGATAATTTAATGTTGAAGCTTCGCCCCATATTGTTGATTGTCTTAACCATCCTATTGCAGGTGTTGGGTCCATAATTGCAATAGGAACTCGGGTTTGTCTTTGCAATAGGAAATACATATTATCTACAGCTGACCAAACTCCTCTTTCTTCAATCTCATCTAGCATAGCCCTTGCGGTTACATGGTTAATAACATAAGCGTGAGCACCTTCGTGCCCTCTAATTCCTAGTATTTGTCTAGGAGGGCCTGCCTTTGCATGGTCATAATTTTGTGGATCTGTTACTTTATAACCTAATACAATAATAAGATTATCTGGAATATCAACGTGAAGAATATTATGTAACATCACTCCGTCGTGTTCTAAAATAACAGCACAATCTTTTTCGTCGGCAATTTTTTTCCATAATGCCGCGTGCCCTGCGGTACATAGCTGGGCGCGATCATTTTGATTAATTCTATCGATATGCCTATTTAAACCTATTGAATTCCAAGCATCGTTTGGGTTTGTTGGAGGGGCAAATCCTTGTACTAATTCAAATGGCATTTTTACTCTTTCACAGCTATATGCCGCAAAATTTGCATATTGCTTTGATAACTCTTCATTGTGATGTAGGATATAAGCTTTGGTTGGTTTCATTTTAAACTCTCGTATTTTTCAAAATCTTTTTCATAATATTTGCGTACTGCGTCGCGCGTCTTTTGATCGTAAAATTTATCCATTATCTCTGGATCTTTTGGAGTATATGTTCCTTTGTGATTTTTAAGTAATTCGTTTCTCCAAATACCTTTACTTTTTACAAATTCAGTTAATTTATCATTAATGTTCTCATATATCCACCAATCCGCAACATCCTCGCCATCAATAGAAACATAGTCAGTTTGTAAAATCTTATTAGATGGATCCGTGTCATAGCATCCATTTTTCATAATATCTCTAAATTCATTTACGTCTTTTGGCTGTCCGCGTTTTAAAAAGAAATATAAGCTTAATTGACGTTCATATGGATTTCTCAAAACACCAATATTTTGCATACTATGAGCTTTTTCTCTTGTAAGCATATTATTATCTATTAACTCTTGTAACGTCAAATGTATAAATCTATATTTGTCAGCATACTTACGAATTAACTCTTGAGGAACATTATGGCTGGGAATACCACAATCATTTACTTCGGTAAATATGTCATCTTGGGTGCAATAATTTCTAACGAAAAACTCAGACAAACTAGAGCTCGCGTTCTTAGGTATTCTTAAAAAATTAAAGTTTTGGCTTTCACATATTACCATTATATTTCCTTTTCATATCCAAAGTATTCAAAATCTTCTTTCCAAT